GGAAAGTTCGTCAAGCTAGAATTATTAAGAATTTCAAGCAAGATCAGAATGTAAATAAAAAAATGTTTAGTAAAGCTTTAGAACTTGTAGCATAATGAAAAAGCTAATAATAATTTTAACAGTAAGTTTCTTCTGGGCATGTAGCCCAGAGGAAATAATAAGGGATGTTTGTATTGATGGAGATTGTAATGCACAATTTTATATTGATGAATTAGTACAACCAAATGCTTATCAAGATGAAAATGGGTATTGGCATATAGAATTTTATGGACCTAAATATTTTACAATTAGAGGTGAATTAGATGAGTTGTCAACAGCTATAGTAAATGGAGTACCATTAGTTGAAACAATGTATGATTCAGATTATTGGGTTGCCTTTGATTCAATCAACTTTACGGTACCTACATGGTCTGTATTAAGTTGGTTTACGGGTGGTGGTTATAATAACCCTGTTCCAGTAGGTAATTTACAATACACTCTTACTGATATAGCTCGAATTCAACCCCCTTTAAACATTGCTGGGTATCAAATACAGAAGAATTTTTGTTTTGAATGTCCTTATGCTGAAACATTATTAGGTAGTAAATCAAAATATACTTATAATCCTCGCCAACAGTTTTATTTAAATAATGAAATGGTAGGAGATACTTTACAAGTATTTATGAAATCTACGTTTAATACTGATGTTGGTAATAGAGAAATAATTGAAGATTCATTTAAAATAATTGTAAACTAATGGAAAGAATAACTATAGAACAAGCTAAGGAATTTATACCCTTAAAAGAAAATTATGGTAATACTGAAATTGATTATGCTGAATATTTTACATTAACACCTTCAGATATGGGAGATGGTTGGGAAAGTGTTACTTATTTTACAGCAAAAAAGAAAGGAATTTACAATAAGAAAGGTGAAGGTGATCAATGGGTTTATGTTTTAAAAAATGAAACATTACCAGGACTCCTAAAAATAGGATATACAAAATTAACTCCAGATCAGCGAGCTAAACAAATTTCTAATGCAACAGGTGTGCCACTTCCATACAAAGTAGCATGGGCTTTCCGTTGTTTTAACGGTGAACTATTAGAAAGCGAAGTACATCATGCATTAAGAAAATATCGCGTTAATAACCAAAGAGAATTTTTTCAAATAAGCTTAAACGAAGCAAAACAAACAATAGAATCAATAGGTAAAAATTTTAAATAATGAAAGAAATAACAGAACAAGAAAAATTAGACAACCAAAAATCAGAATTAATAGATGATTTATTAGCAACCGCTACAGTAAAAGAGGAAGTTTGGAGATACCACCCAGATAATCCAAATAGAAAAGATGTTATAAAAGAATATGATATCTTATGTCAAATAGAGAGAGATCTTGAACTTGAACTTGAAGAACTTAAATCTCAAGAATGTTAAAAATAAAAATAAATAAAGGAGAAAACATTAATTCGGCTTTAAAAAGATTAAAAAGGAAATTTAAAAATGTAGGTGTATTAAATGAATTAAGGAAAAGAAAACAATTTGATAAACCTTCAGTAATTAAACGTAAAGCTAAATTAAAATCAATTAAAACAAAACAATATTTGGACAAGTTAGATGATTAGTAAATATTTATAATCAAATAATAATTATGTACAAATATAATGCAAAATTAGATAGAGTAGTAGATGGTGATACTGTAGATGCTTTAGTAGATTTAGGGTTTGATACCTGGAAGAAAGTTAGAGTTAGAATGATGGGTATGAATGCCCCAGAATCGAGAACTAGAGATTTAGAGGAGAAGAAATTAGGTTTAGCAGCTAAAGCAAGGCTTATTGAATTATTAGGAGATGGTGATTTTATTCTTCAATCTCATGGTGTAGGCAAATATGGTAGATGTTTAGGAACTTTACTAATAGATGATATTGATATAAATAAAACATTAATTAAAGAAGGACACGCAACAGAATATTTTGGAGGGAAAAGATGATAGATAAAGATAGATTATTTCATTTATTTGGGGATGGTGAAAATGAAAACCCAGACGTAAAAAAACTAGCAAATATTGATAAGGATTTTATGAAAAGTCCTGAAGCTAAGTTAGGTATGTTTACTAAAATGATTTATAATCATGAGGTATTCCATAAAAAATTAAAAAAATTTTTCCAAAAAGAAAATGCTGCTTATAATGTTGAAGAAACTAAAGAAGCATCTTCGTTTGCTGTATTTAATAGAGCTTATTCCTATATTAAAAAATTAAATGTTAATGATTCTGCACATCAAGATGCACTATGGGAGTTTAATTCTAAACCACTTTTTAGTGCTTTAAACCAGGCAATTTATTACTTTGAAGCAAAAGAAGAATATGAAAAATGTGCAAAATTATTAGAAATAAAAGAAATGAAAAGAGCTCTTGAAAAAGACGTGCCATTGTAAAAAACCTCCATTATCTTGACATCACGGGTTTTGTGAAACATGGGATATAAAAAAAGGGATGGGAAATAAAGGCAATAAAGGGGTTAAGGAACACCCTGTTATTAAATGTTCTATTAAATAAAAATTATGAAAAACAAAAGATTATTTCAACAAAGATTAGAAACATTAGATGCCATATTTAGTGGAATTAAAAATGGTATACAAATGGGAGCCAGTGTAGGTGAATTAAAAAAAGGATGTGAAAAAGGTACTTCAATTGTAGCTGAGTTAGAAGGTTATGTTGAAAATGAAAATTAAAAAAAAATAAAAGTTATGAATTTAAATGCGGAACAAATCCAATCAAATTGGAAAATTTTCTTAGATAATATTAAAACACATATACCAGGTAACCGAGGTGAATGTTTATCTAATTTTTATAAACGTTATGAAGAACGTATTATATTGATGCCTGCTGCTCATAAAAAAGAATACCATGGAGCATTTCCAGGAGGTTATGTTGCCCACGTTAATAGGGTAGTTGAAGGGTCACTTAGGTTATATGATATGTGGGAAGACATGGGTTGTGATATGACTACATTTACTAAAGAAGAATTAATATTTTCAGCTATAAACCATGATTTAGGTAAAATGGGGGATAAAGATAATGAATCATACATTCCTCAGACTGACCAATGGAGACGAGATAAATTAGGTGAAGATTATATGTTTAATAAAAAATTAGCATTTGCTTCTGTACCTGATAGAGGTTTATTTTTATTACAACAGCATGACATATCTTATACATTTAATGAAATGGTAGCTATCCAGACACATGATGGTTTGTATGACCAGGCTAATGAAAAATATTTAAAAGCATTTATGCCAGAGCAAAAACCTCGCACATCTTTACCATATATTTTACATCAAGCTGATTTAATGGCTGCTCGTATTGAATTTGAACAAGAATGGTTACCAAAATTTTCTAAAAATAGCGTGGATACGCCAAAAAAGAATTATACATTGTCCGACAATAAACATAATTCTAAATCTAAATCGAAAGCTTTAGGGGGAATTAAAAGTGAAGGATTAAAAAATATGTTAGATAGTTTATAATGGATATTTCAATAATAATAATTTCAATTCTAGGAGTTGCAGTTGTGATTTTAGGATTTACAACTTGGAATTTACTATCAAAAACAGAAAAACAGGAAGATATTATTATTAGTTATGATAATTTTATAAATGAATATAGCAAACAATTAGACATTGCAGATAAACGCTTAAAAGAAATAGACGAAAAAGATCTATTTAAAAGCGATGATGAAATTGGTTGGTTTTTTAAAAATTTAAAAGGGTTGCAAAATGACTTATCTAATTTTAAAAGGAACCAATAACATTTTATGCAACCACCTATTAGAAAACGCAGGAAGAAATCTAAGAATTACTTCACACATGACACCGAACTAGCTATTGTTAGATACAATGGATTAGATTCTATTAAAGATGAAAAATTAAGGAGTGATATTTACGACAAAGAAATCCATTACCCATTCTTTAAACTTACCCAGAATATAATTCATACTTTTAAATTTTATCATACTGAGGTTGAAAATTTAGAACATTTACAACATGAAATTATAGTTTTTTTATTATCTAAAATACATTTATTTGACCCAACTAGAGGGGCTAAGGCTTATTCATATTTTGGTACTATAGTTAAGCGTTGGTTAATATTATATAACACTAAAAATTATAATAAAAAAATTAAAAAAGTAGATGTTGATGTCTTAATGGGTGATAAATCAACTCATACTTACAAATTTGAAGAATCAACAGGCCCTGTAGATGAGTTATACAAATACATTGATATTTTTGTTGACCATGTTACAGCAAATATATTTGAATTATTTCCGAAAAAAAATGATGCTCAAATAGCAGACGCTATTCTAGAGTTATTTAGAAAAAGAGAAACCATTGAGGTATTCAATAAAAAAGCATTATACATATATATTCGTGAAATAGTAGATGTAAAAACCCCCAAAATTACTAAAATAGCTGATAAATTACACGGCATATTTAAAAGTCAATACATTTTCTTTTTAGAAAATGGTTATGCTAAATTTTAAATCTATTCTATATCCATATTTATAATAAAAATACATTATGGGAGCATTAGACAATGTGATATTTGGAAGCAAAAAATTCTCAGATATCCTCAGTGAAATTTACGACAATCAAAAGAAAAAAGAAACCCAAATTTCGGGATTAATTTCAGA